TCTCCCCAATCGCAATGGCGTGCGGGTTGAACGCGAGGTCTGGCGCTTCTATCCAGGAATGCCCTGCTACGTCAAAGGCTGGCCGCAGATCGAATACAAGATCATCGCCAAGGCCGAAGGCTTTTCTTGGCCTACCTACATCGTCCAATATCAGGATGGAATGCTGTTTAACGTTTCACAGCTCTATTTGTCCAAAAAACCATTGGAGCAACGCAAGTGACCAGCAAATTCCGCCGCTTCTACTTCACTGTTCCATCCTCAGGCGCCTACGACTGGGTGCTGGCCAGGAATTTTGAAGAGGCCAAAATCGCGGCCTTTGAAGAGTGGGCACCGCTCTACCACGAGATTGAATGGCTCACCGCCACCAAACACTCCGAGGTCAAGCTGCCCGCGATCTAGGTGTCCAAGAAACTGACTAAGCAGGACATTGTTGAAATCCTGCTTTCTGACCAATACAACGACGTTCTCGCTGAGCGCTTCGGTGTCACCCGTCAATGCATCTCAAGCATTCGCAACGGCATCACATGGAGCCACATTGAACCCCAAATCCCACGCATCCCCGTGCGGGTAAAGGAGTCGGTCCGGCGGGACTTCATCAACAAAAAGCCCAACTGCCACAACTGCGCCGAATGGAACGGCAACGACTGCTCCTATGGATTCCCAGAAGCCAGAGATGAGCCCTACTTCGCAGTTGGATGCGATTTCTACAAGCGAAATCAAAGCGATTCTTGATCAGTGCTTAGACGAGTATTGGTCTGACCGCTTCAAGGATCACTTGATTGATCACCCAGCCCGAATGCACGCTGCACTGCAACCATTTATCCGCTATCAAGCCGATAGGTGCCCAGTCAGCAATGCCGCCGATTAAGGCTTTTCAATCCCGATACAACAGCCCGACACACTTTTGCTACGGCGCTGATTGGACCGGCTACGGTTTGCATTCTGGTTATGAACCTTGGTGTTGGGATGGCACTGCCGTGTGGTGGGGGCCAATCTGCGACACCTACTCAGAAGCCCTTGACCTCGCCAAACAACATGCTGAGCGCCACTGAACTGGATCAACGCCGCGCTGATTTCTTGGACATGCTCTACCAAGACAGCGGGCGCACCAACATGCTTTACACCGGCCTCTGGGCTGAGTTTCAGCAGTATCTAGCCGCCAAATTTCGTGACCTTGATTATGAAGCTATGCGCGACGACATTGTTCGTGCTGTTGGTGGCACTGATAACGACATGGCTAAACGCCACGCTGATGTTGCCATTACCGTTATGACGGCTCGCATCATGGAAGGTTGGGGTAAGCAATGAAAGTCCACGCGCCGTTCCTGAACTGGATTGAGAATCGTGCTCTAAGCATCCTTGCCAATAGCCCTCGTGTTGGGACAATTCAAGTCAGGATGCGTGGCACGCCGGTTTCCTACATCGTGCGGGATCAAAACGACCCATGCCGTGAGGGCCAAACGCAGGATGAGCTGATGCCGGATGCGTTCAACCTTGAGCGGATCTATCACCAGCCCTCTTACGGCGAAGAGGAATGACGTGATCCACCTCTTCAACAACAGGCTGATTCTTGAACGGCGCAGGCTGACCGAGAACTGGCGCTGTCGTGTGCGGCTAGGCCCCAAAGTCGAGCAGCAAATAGAGGTGGATCTTCAAACCCCTGATCTACGCAGGGCATTCATCCGCGCTAACAATATCTATCAAGCCTTTCGTAGAGGCGATCGACTGCAACCCTTAGAAGATCCTGAACCTACCGGCCATCGTTGCTGGGATTGCATTCAGTGGGCGCCAACCTTGACCCACAATGGAGGTAACGGCTGCTCGCTTGGTTTCCCTGAGGCCAAAAGTTACGCGAACGGTCGTTTTGCCAACCTGTGCAGTCTGTACGACGATGGAACCGAAAGTTTTGAGCCGCACGGATTTTGAAGACGACAGCTCTATTGAAGTCCTAGAACCTGCGGGCGGCGGTGAAATGTATTACCGCACTTGTTACAAAGGCGTTTGCCGGTATAGCGCCGACCTTTGGCAGGCACACGTTTACCAGCATCAAATGACATCGCCGTAATTTAGGTCTTGGTTGATCCAGTCCATAATCCTGGCCTCGCCAACTTCTGACCAGAACGGCAGACTCCGATACCAGACCCGCCAATCCTTGTGACCCTTAGACATATTGCAGCCAAAGCAACAAGCAACCAGATTATTTAATTCGCTGTTGCCACCTTTTGCTTTTGGCACTACATGATCAAGGGTTGGCGATCTACCTAGTGGCTCAAAACAATAAGCACAATGATGATTGAAATGACCCAGAACTGCATCGCGGAATCTCCGTTTTGCTTCGTGTTTTGGGATTAACTCCCAGCCATCAATGTGCTCAATCACAAGCAACCGCTTGATTGCTTAAACGGTAGCGAACGCCACGGGAAATGCTTGCCAATAAAAAGCCGCCTCATCTCTCAAAAGGCGGCCTATAGGTCCTCCTCCGAACCTATCCTATGCAGTCATGCCTACAGGATGCTTAAGCGTTTCCCAAGATGGCATGACAGTTTCATGTCGGTTGTAGTGACCGGTCTGGGCGTAGGAGCGATCAGGGTTTTCCGCCAACGGCATAAAAGTCATCTGACCGATTAGTAGACCAGGCCAGATTGCCAGCTTGTGTTTTTGCCGTGCATTCTTGATTTCGAGCGTCAATCTGGAGCCAGACCAGCCAGGATCACAGAACCCAGCCAGCAAGTGTTCAAAGCCTTCCCGTGCTCTGCTTGACTTCAGTACAAACTGTGCAGCAACTGCCGGATCATCGGGCAGATTAAAAATCTCTTGCGTTTCGGCAAGGATGAATTCACCAGGCTGCAACCAATAAGGATCTTCCTTTGTGTGTGTGGCGATGCTGTGCCTGATCAGCTCAGTGGTCTCAGCCACTTCAATCATGATGTTGTCGCCCAGAGCCACGTCGTAGCTGGCAGGGTTTAAACGCTCAGGATCAAACGGATGAATCAACGCGTGTTCCTTGCACAGTGCGCGAATCTCGTGATCAGGCAGCAGCATTCAGGGCTCAGTATTGCCAACGCACCCTAGGACGACCTGGCCTGACTCCTACATGTAAAAATCCTTTCGGTGCGCCATAGCCCAAGCTGTACGGCCAGTTGGCATCAACCCAAGATTGGACGGCGTAAATGTCCACGCCAGCCACATAGAAATCCACGGCGCCAGTATCCGGGGCATCCATCAAATGCTCCGAACGACTTGAGCCGCCAACACGGGCATTCACCTTCGGCGGTCTGTGACCGCTAGTAATGACGATGGCACCGCCAAACTTGGCACGCACCTTTTCAAGGAACGGGCAGATCAACTCAGACATCACATCACACTGATACTGATGCAGAAAGCGCCGCTCTTCCTCGTCCAGACAAAGCTCGCCGTAGGTGATATTCGGCGTCACCTTGAAGTAATACGGCTTGTCCGGCGTCAGCTTGGTGTCGTCAGTCAACACCTTGGTGCCAGCCAGGAACAGATCCAGCTCGTCACGACGACGGCGCACTAATCCTTCAAGGATCTCTCCACCACCCTTATTCCACCTGGGCAGCTCTTCCATCGCCACCTTCTGCGGGTTCTCGCCATTGTTAAGGCGCTTCCGCAGGGTGCTTTCAAGCAGCGCCCCAGTGCCGACATTGAAGGTGAAGCTAATCAATGCACAGCGCTGATTATTCGTCAGCGGCACCCTGATTTGATGGTCAACGGCCTTAGCAAAACGCTCAATATCAGACTGCAGCAAGGCATCAGCATCAGCCTGCGTGATCTTCAGACCGACCGAAACGCCAGGTCCTGTGTGCCCGTAACCAATGGTCGGGACATTTGCGGCGCACAAGTAGCCCTCAAGCCTGCAACCTTCCCATTTACGGATCAGGTCGAATGCTGGCTTTAAATCATCCTCGGGCTGTTTACCGGCTTGGCTCCAGACCTTGAACCATTCCTGATCACGACCCATCAGGCCTTCGTCGGCCTCAAAGATCGCCTCTTCCAGTAAATGCAATGCAGCCTGCTGATGCGGCAGGTTCTTGAAATACTTGAAAAGATCAGTCAGACGAACGGGAGCTTTCGTCATCGGTCCAAGGCGCTCTGATGTGGAGATTGTCGAAATCAACGATTGGCGAAGGAATGGTTGGCGGCTGAGTGTCGTGCCACTCTTCAACAGCTCGGTCAATGCGTGGTTTCAATGTGGCTTGAAACTTCCAGTCACGCGCAGCCTTGTTGAGCTGATGCCGCCAATCCTTATCGCCAAAACGCAGCAACCAAGTGGTGCCTACTTTTTTTTGGCAACAATATTCAGAACCTTAACCAGCAGCTGAACCCAGCTATTTTCACGAATGGGCAGCAACGTCAGAATTTCACTGCCAGCAGCAGCAATGATGGCAACAGCGGCAATAACAGTGGGATCCATGAATTTGGAACAACTGCGGGCAGCCTAGTGCTATTTCAAGTGCTGTTCCAGTGTCCTCAGCCTTACTTCGTGATCGTCAAGACGTTCCTTGTGATCGCTGCGTAACGCCGTGATCTGCTCAAGGATCAATGCCATCCTTGTATCCATCACACTGGCGCGCTTGTCGATACGCCACAAAGCACTGACGCCAGCGATAATCGCCGCCGTGACCAGTGGTGTTAGGAACGGATCCACGGCTGCATCTCGTTACGGTCAGTCTATCGAAGGCGGTTGCCATGGATCCTTGCAGCCCTTGAGGATTGCAACAGCTCGGCGGTAGTAATCGCAGTCAGTTTTACCAGCCTTCTCTAATCCTTCTTTTACTTTCCGCCAAAGCTCTAGTTTCTCGGCATCCATTTACCGTTTGCAAGTTGTTTGCTGTCTAAGTCGTTCCACTTCAGCCTTCAACACTTCAATAGCGGAATCTTGCTTAACGTCGTCCGGCAACGCACCCATCTCGCCACGCGGCCACTTGATCCTGAACTCGGTGTTTTGCTCCACGTTCATATTCAGCTTCATCAGCTCATGTTCGACATGGAACAGCTTTGAGTTGACGCCGCTTGCCCACCAAACAGCGATGCCAGCCTGAACAGCAATGGCAAGGATGCCGCCGATCAGCTCGATGTTGATTTTGTCCATGGCAGGCAAAACCCTGCCTATAACTTAACGACCTTGGCCGCGATATTTTTTGCGCCCGTGGCTTGCCTTGCTGTGCTGTCCTGCACCCTGCCGGGTTTTCTTGGGACGCCCCGCTTTGTGGTCGACACGCCCCAAGCTGGTTTTACTTTTGACAGCCATTAGTTAGAACCGGGAACAGGCGGCCAGTCAACGTTCCAAGGGAAGCCCGGCTGCTGAGGCACCATGCGAAGGGTTTCGCGGTAGAGCTGCCACGCCAACTTGGCATCTGCATCCAGCGGGGAATCGGCAAGCTGGGTCCAGTCAGATTCAGACAGCAGCCTGTTGCGCTCCGTGCGAATGCGGTCAGCCTGGTCGGCATCCATGCGTGCCTTGTCATCTGCATCAGGCTCAGCAGCGACATAGTGCGTGTACCACTTGCCGTCAATTTGGATAACGCCGTCACGGCGGGCGTACTGATATGGCGGAATCAGCGTGGGCTGCGGACCCTCAAATACAGGGTCGTAACCAAAGCTGTCAATTAGCTCCGGCGTCAGTGTTGGCGGGAAACTGGTGTTCCGGTGCTCAGCACGAAACTGAGTCTCGGTGACAACAATGCCGTTGGTGCGGTTACGGAGTTCCATGGCTCTAGGCTATTGCAAGGAAAATGAAGTTGCCACCGCTTGCGTTGATAGCGGCAGGGGCAGAAGAGCTGATCTCAAAACCAGCAGAATAGGGATCGATGTAATCGGTGGTGGTTACTTCTGCTCCTGTGGAATTAAGGCGCAGATAGGGATCGTTTCCACTGATGATGCCGCGTGCAGTGTCCCAGACGTACCAATCACCACTGCTGTCGGTGCGTTTGATTACGACGTAACTTGCGCCAGCCGCGAAACCACAATCAATCTGTTTGGTAGTGCCGGTGCCGGTGTAGCTGCCGACTTTGCTTACGCCGGAGAGGGTGGCGAAAAGATAGGCGACGTAGGTGCCTCCGTTATCAAGGTATCGAACAGTAAATTGTGTCGATGTGTGAGCAGTTGGAAAATTACTGTTAGCCAACGAACCGTTAGAAAGGTCTAACGCACCTTGATTTGTTGTCGGTGTCGGGTAGCCATCTTGGTACACAAGCCAGTTGCTTGTGCCACTTCGTTTCTTGACGATTATCATCTCCGGCGTTACGCCAAGGTTGTGGTCGTAAGCAGTTGATGCAAATGCTCCTGTAAACGCCACCATGTCGAAGAAGCCGGGGGCGCGGCGGAATAGATGGTGGACAAGCGGTGCAGAAGAGCCGTTGACGATTGAGTTTTGACCGTAAGTAATGCCGTCTTGGTCATATGACC